AATTATAATCAAACATAAACTTATTTGTAACGGGGTCTTTTCCAAATGTATTCATTGTCTTACCTGATTCTGAACCATTGTAGACGATTTCTTGAAAGGTTGTAGATAATGTGATTGGCGTTGTTCTGCTTACAATTAAACGAGGATCTGGTGATGACTGTGACATAAATTAAAGAATTATATATTGAACTAAATCTGCTCCAACTGTTGACTTCCCGTATTGACCACTCACGACTAATGTACTAGCACCGTCGATATTTACACCCCCTACGCCTGTAATAGAAATACTATTAGCTGAACTGTCTATTTTTCTAACTGTTACTTTATACCCTGCTAAAGCCGTGAAAGTTGGTAGAGTAATAGTGACGTTCCCCGCTGTTGTGTCTACTCTTAAAATCAAATGGTTGTTATTCACAAACTCAGCAATTGCAACCGTTTTATTTGCCGTTACGGTTTGGTTTGTGTATAGTGTTTGGGCTTTGGTAACTAAATGATTTAAAGCTGTTGCATTTGATGCGCTAACCGTTCCTCTTAGTATTGTACTTGTAATACTTGTATTTCCTAAAGTAGCGGTGTTTGAGCCTGCGCCAATTGCATCAAACCCTATTACAATTTGGTTTGTTTCGGAGTTATTTAAAGGCTGAGTGTTTCTTCCTAAAAAAACTGAATTTTGGCTTGATGTAAAGTTACTGTTTGCCCCTGCAATACTGCCAATCGCAACATTATTAGAACCTGTTGTGTTTTCGCTTAAAGAGCCAGCCCCAATAGATACATTATTAGAACCTGTTGTGTTTTTTAATAAACTATTAAACCCAATACCAGCGTTGCTTATAGCTGTTGTGCTTAAAGACAGAGAGTTGTTGCCTATCGCAATGTTTTGCCCTCCGCTTGTATTACTTCTTAACGCACCATCTCCAAAACTAGTATTCGTTGCAACATTGCCTTTTCCATTATTCCATACAGTTAAATCGGTAGAGTTGCTTTCTAATTGCGGGATATTGGTTGCATTAGCCAATACAAAAGCCGTTGTCGCAATTTGTGTTGTATTCGTTCCTGCTGTTGCTGTTGGTGCTGTTGGTGTTCCTGTTAAATTTGGTGAGGCTAAATCTGCTTTTAAATCTAACTGCGACTTAACTACTACTTGATTTGATAGTGTTGCGGGTGATGCAGTGATTGCGCCATTTACTTGCACTGTTCCTTGATTGTTATCAGTTGCAGTATTGAAAAGAGTGTTTCCTGATTGTTTGATATGTATTGCATCAGCATTGCTTATAGTGTGTAAGTCAATTCCAGCTGCACCATATAATTTTAAGCCGTTCAATCCGTTGCCTTCCATATAAGCAAAAATAGGCGTGTTTGAAACCCCTACTTTTTGAAAATTTGACTCTCCTGTTATATTTATACCCCCCGTGCCTGTTATACCACCACCAAAATCTACAGCAAAATAAGCGCCGTTTAAATTACTTCTTGCTTCTAAAATATTGCCACTAAAAGCCGTAGAATGTTCAATAAGCAGTCCTCCTGTCCCCGTGTTTGACTTTATATGCACTCCTCTTGATGGTGTAGTATTATTTATCCCTAAATTAGCCCCATCATCAAAAATATTACTCCCTACCAACCCACCACTACCGAACTTAGGAATTACGTTTGGTGTACCTGATATTGTGTTTTGTTTAGTCGCTAATCCATCAACTAACGCCTTAGTATTTGCATAAGTTGTAGTACTAGATGCCGTGAATGAACTTGATTTGTTTACAGTGTCTTCTTTGCCTGATATATCTGCACTCAAAGGCGCGTAAATAGTACCGTTAAATCGATATAAAATATTATTGTCGCGAGCTATATAAAGCTTGTCTGTTATTCCTGTTACAGGAAAAGCCGAAGCACTCGCAAAGTAAAAAGCATCCTGTAAATCAGATTTTGATATAGTGTTTAAAACGTTGTTTGCACTTTGCACAACTACTTTTGTAGCGGTGTTATCTGTTGTTATACCACCTGTAATTTTCACACCCTTGTCAAATAAAGCCTGACCGTAAGAGATTGAAGTAACTAATAATAAAAATAATACTTTTTTCATTTTTGTTTGTTTTTGTTTATGCTTGCATTCCTGTTATGTAAACGTCTGAACCACTTGGTAATATGTCGCCTAGTATCGTAACCACTTCATTTGTTTGATTCCATTCTGAAAATTTATATAGGGGTCCCCTATCTATAAATAAATTAATAGCTACTGCTCCGATAGGTATTGTAAAAGTATTAACCGTTCCATTCGATGAAAATTGACCTATATATTCAGAAGTAAAAGAGGGCTGTATTGTTGGTTTATTTTTAATGAAATCGTCTGCATTAACATTAGATTGTAACCAATCCGCTTGTACGTTAACCTCTGCGCCTGTTGCGATAGCTGCTAATTTTGTTTTTTCAGTATTGGTGTAATCGTTAGTGCTTAATCCTTTGCCTGTAACCTTATCAACTTTATCATTATAAAGTTCAGTGTTCATTGTATTTTGATTACTGAATCCCGTTCGTAACTGATCGCCTAAACCGCTGTTAGGAGTTGATATATTATGTGTTATTTGAGCCATTTAATACCAATTTATAAAGTTTGTATTCTCACTCTGCTTTTCTTCAACTCCCCACTCTGGAATAGTAATCGTACTCATAAACTCTTTAAAATTATTTTCGTAACTAATCGCAATAGCTTCATAATTTTTAGATAATAGATTTACTTTCGCATCACTTGTATTGGTAGCATTTTCTGCACTTAGTTTAAAAACTCCACCGTTTGCCACTTTGTCAACTGATAAACTTAGATAGATAGAAGCCGTAAAAAATGCAGTCATATACACCACGTAATCGTTAAAAATAATAGCGTAGTTACCCGATAAACTATTTAAGTCCGTGTAAATCTTATCATATAATTTAGCACCTAATACGCGTTTAACTTGTGTTGTTTGCGCTGTGTTTATAGCTGGCTTTATAGAATCATTATCTATATTACCATTAAAACCCGTTAAGCTTGCTATATCATTCGGTTGTAGAAATAATTTCATCATTCTGCTGTTGTTATATTTTCCTCTTCTTTAAAGTCTTTAAAATCCAAAACGATTTCGTTATTAATCAAATCAAAAACACTTTGTAAACCGTTTAAAATAACTTCACGCATAGGGTTTATGTGTCTTCTGTAAAGTCCTTTAGTTGCTACTGCTATTTCATCAGCATTTGAACTAAAACCGCTTCCGCTATTTGAACCAGCAAACAATACGGGCGGTGCGCTGTGTGCTACAATTAATTTTCTCTCTGCTTCCTCTGCATAAAAAACATTTTGTTGGTTTAATTCTGGGGGGCTAATTCGATCGACTACAACCGCTTCCTCAACTCCATCATTAAACGCTACAATGACTCTACTACGGTTATTCGTTCCTACTACATTAGAACGTACTTTGTCTGCTTCGGCTGTTGCAACTTCTTTTTCTGTAATTCTACCGTTATTGTAATTTATAATGGTTAAATCTTCAATAGAGTTTTTAAAATGGTGTAAAGCAGAGTTTGCTAATTCGCCTTCTACACTTGCCCAAAATAAACCGCTTAAATAATCTGGAATAGGGAAAAATGGTTCGGCTGTTGGTCTACGTACGTATAAAATTTCTAAGTTATTACCATTGTCTTTCCCTGTGAATTTAGGATATAGTTTAGGTTGGTATCTTGCGCGGTTCGCCCAATCATAAGAGTACCAATAACCATCTACTTTATTTTCGCCATCGTAGTTAACACCTAATTTATAAATAGGTATATACTCGATCTTCAAAGGCTTTCTATCTTCTAATCTTGTTGCAGCGTTCCAAATTATCTGCGCCGAATAACCTCCATACGTTTTATAATCTTGACAAATCAATAAAATATCTTCTTGAGATATAATACTTTTTACATTCGTGTAACATTGTTCATATCCCGCCTTGTCAATCATTCCTTCACCATACACATAATTCACAAACGCATTAATAATACTGCTGTTTGTCGGGCTGTCATCATACGCATCTTTGTAAGTTTTAAAGTTTACATTATTTACGCCATTAGTGACCCATTTACGCCCGTATAAAGGTTTTATGTCTATAGGTTGGTAGGCACTCATTTTAACAGTACCCTCAAAAGAATGATAGTTATTTAAAACTGTATTTGCTTGTTGTTTGGCTGCCATAGTTGTAATTTTGTACATCAGTACCCGCTTCGAGTACTATTAATTTACCTTTGTAGATTATTTCAGAACCTTTTAATAGAGTAACCTCATATTTATTCTGTGTTTTAAAGTCTAAAGGTTGCGTTGTAAGTGTTATATTTAACTTATCCGATACGGTAAAAGTTATTACAGGATTTATAACATCGCCTGTGGTTTCGTTTCTTAAATTAAGCGTTAATGCATCCGTAATAATTGGATATTTGCGAGGTATTAAGCTGAATTTTAAGGGAGTTTCTAAAAAAAGTACTTTCATTTTTGAACTATTTTATAAAAAAAGGCGATAGTTAAACCGCCTTAATTCAATTATTAACTACAAAAACTAAACGTAAGGCATTAAAGCAGTAGCATAAGCGGTTAATCCTGCACCTGTTAATTGGTATTTTCTTGAATAATCTGGCTCCATTGTCTGAAAAGTAACCGTAAAACCGTTTAAATCTCCAATTGTTCCACCTGTATCGTCATCTGCTGTGATTACTTGAGCGCCTAATTGCGATCCTGCAACTACGATTGTACCGTCTTTCTTTTCAATAAATAAAACAACCTCGCCTTTTAACAATTCTTCAATCATTAAAGCATCTTTAATATCAGAACCTGCCGCAACGTTAAAAACACATTGAATGTTTCCTGTTACTCCTGTACTTCTATTATCTCCACCGCTTACTCCATTTTCAAGAAATTTTGTAGCTGTGTTTTTCAATTCTAATCTTGCAATTGTACCTGCTGTATATGGAGTAGGTAAAGCAATAACCCCTGTTGCAGTAGTGACAACTCTATTTAAAGAATCGTACTTAGCCACACCAATAGCAACCACGCCCGCCATTTTTGACGTACACGCTAATTTTCTGCTTTTTGTAAGTGTTAAACACATATATATTTTGTTTTAAAAAGGGAGGTTTTACGCTCCCTTAATTAATTACTATCCTGCGTACAATACGTTGAATCTTTGATTTGCTACGTGTGCTGCAATCGTCATATTGTTTTTGATAAACATATCTTCACGGTTTAAAGCGATCTTATCAAGTTGAACCGTGTTAATATCTGATGCTAAATCAGTAGCCCAAACCAAGTGAGATTTTAAAGCACAAATAATTACTTTCTCTGGAATTGGTACAAATACAATTCTTAAACCGTTAAAATAAAACTCAGTACCTGCTGTATTCACATCAAAAGGTTTTTTGAAGTCAGTAGTTACGTTGTTTGCTTGTACAATCATTTGTCTGTGAGAACGTGGTGCGTAGATTAATGGCATTTCAGAACCATTTAAAACTACTGCTGGAACTGCTGCGTAAACTTTGTCGTACTCCGCTTTAATGTTAGCGTTTGTAATTGCCGTACCTGCTACTTTAATACGACCACCAACTCCTGCTGTTCTTGCTTGATTAGAATCGTTATAAATCAATTTTGCTAAAACACCATCAGTTTGAGACGCTGGTAACGCTGCGATTTGCGCTTGTTCAGCAGCACTAACTGAGGTTTGAGGTGCGCCTGCTGTTAATGCTGCGATTGCTGTTTTACAGGATGCCTTAACCCCGTTCCAAAATTCGTTTTCTGCCGCTAATGAAACTTGTTTAGCGTATAAACCACCGACAACAATTCTCTCAAACTCTGAACTCATTATTTCAAATGCTCCAGCTTTCATATCTCTTTTGAAACGTGAAAATCTTAAGGTATTTGGGTCAAATTCTTGGTAGAATTGAACTTTAACAGGAGTAACTACTGAATCAAAAGCAACTAAAGAACCTGCTGAAGTAGGAATACCACTTGTATAGGCTTGCAATACTGCTGTCGCTAATGTTTCTGTGAAAATAGTCTCCGCTTTGATGTCTGTTTCAAACGTCACTAAATCCTCTGCAATCGTTTTATTCTCGAATAAGATTTCTTCGATAATAGGCTCTGCTGCTACACCTCTAATGTCTACACTGTTGTAAGTAATTGGCATTGTATTTCTTTTTTATTAATTAATTATTTAACTTTTGATGCTCTGAACCTTTCAATAGGTGTCATATCTTTGTAATCCTTTTTAAATTCCATTGGCAAATCAACAATAGCTGCTGCCGCTGGCTTTTGCTTGCTCATTTGTACCAAATCTTCTTCGGCTTTTACTTTCTCTGCCATAATACTAGCCAAGTCCGCTTTTAACTTTCCGTTTTCTTCAATTAAAGCCTCGACCTTTGCTTGTAATTCACTAGCATCGGGGGTGGCTGCGACCTCTGCGACTTCCTCTGCAATAGGTTCATTTTCAGCCACCGCTTCTGCTTCAACTTCTTTTGGCGCTTCCTCTTTTGGATCTGCTGCCATTTCCACTACTCCCTCTATAGGTTCAGCTGAAAACAAAGCAACTATCTTTGTCAAAAGATTTTCTTTATTTTGTTTGTTCATATTAATATTTGTGTTATTATTTACTTCTTTAAATCCTAAATAGGCTTCGATACTTAAACCATCTAAATTTCCCGCTTTAACATCATTCCATACTTGTGGATTGTCAACTTTAAAACCCATCACCCAATCGCCAACTTTGGTTTCTAAACCTATTGCCTTAGACTTGTCAACATCTACGTTTTGAACTATCCAACTTTCAAAAGGATAAACGCCTTCTGTGTTTTCTATCTCGTGGTTAATGTTTGTTTTAGAATTGTTTTGATTTCTAAAATAGTATTGTTGTAACTTCTCAACTGTCTCTGGAGTGTAGAAAACATTTGCGGGTTCAACCACACCCATAATACTAGATACATTCGATCTGAATATCATTTTATTTGGACGCATTGCAACGGAATAAATCACTCTTTTTTCTTCATTAGCAAAGAATAAAGGCGCGTCTTTTTCCTCTGCAAAGAATACCCTGTCGGCTTCTACAGCACCACCTTTCACAATAGAAACTCTATCGATTATGTGTTTATCTTCATTAAATATTAATTCGAATACTTTCATAGGCATATAAACAAAAAAGCACTATCTGAATTAACAGATAGTGCCTTTTGTATTCTTTAAATTAGTGCTATACATCTTCATATAGTTTAATCGCAGTACCAAAGATACAAAAAATATTAATATATTACGTTAATAACTTAATTTATTTTAAAAATATTTTTCATGAAAAAACCACCCGTTAAAGGTGGCTAATTAAAAGTGATATTATTCTCTACTCTATAAACGTGTTCGTTACACGCTTGAATCATTCGGTTAATATCTCGGTACGTTATAACCGTTAAATGTGAACTAATTTTATAACGTAACTCACAAGATACATTTTTAAATACTTCTTTAGATTGTATGCTATTTAAATGCGTTACAATCTTATTTAATTCATCCATAGGCTTTTAGTTTAGCATTAAAGATACGATTAAAAACTATTACTCACAACTTTAGCCTGTACTTGTCCTTGTGTTTTTGTGATGTCGCTTTCTAATACTGTCACTCTTATTGGTGGCTGTGCGTTTAATCTACCTGCAACCGTGTTGCCTATTTGGTTTTCGCTTGATGCTTGAAAGTTTACTTGTGGTGTTGCACTCGATCCTTGTGTGCCTCTTGGCGTTGATGTTTGACCGCCTCCAGAAGATGAACCGCCTCCCCCGCCTCCAGACAATAGCCTCTTTGCTCTTGCTATGTTGCCAATAACTGATGCTGCTGTACTTGCATAAGATACAACCCTTGCAACCGTTCCGATTCCTGGCACTAATGGGAATGCTAATTGTGCTGCGACCCCCTCCGCATTTGCTAAACTTGAAGCCTTAGATATTGCAACTGCTGAATCGATACCGATTTGAGTTAAAGCAATACCTTTCATTATTGCCTGACCTGCTTTAGATTTAGCTATTCCTGCTGTTTCTAAATTTGAAATTATATTATTTAGATTTTGCTGCGATGCTGCAATAGCATTATCTTTATCTATTTGGAATTGTAACGCTTCCTCGTCTCTTATTTTTTGTTCATTAGCTAAATTATCTAAATATGATTTTTGATCTGCTGCTTTTTGTGCTTGCTCAGATAAACCTTGCTCATATTCCTCACGCTTTTTTTCTTTGTCTGCTTTTTCTTTGTCTGATTTAATTAAAGCAAATTCATCTTCTACTGCATTAGCTTTTTCTAAATAAGCTTTCTTATCTGCTATTTCTTTTTCTTGATCTTTCTTCCTATCTTCAATAGCTTTCTCTCTTGCTTTTTTCGCTTCCTCTGCTGCTTTTTTTCTTGCATCGGTTTGTGCTTGCATTACCGCTATTTCATGACTTTGTTGTAATACTATTAAGCCATCGTAACCGACTGAAACAGCCTTTTCTGCTTTCGTTATATTTTCCTTTGCATCCTTTAAAGTTTTAGCGTTAAACTCTGTGGGGTTCGCTCTGTTTGCTTCGTATGCTTTTTGTTCTGCCAACAACGCCTCCGCTCTGTAGTTTTTAGCTAACTGTAACTCTTGCTCGCCTAGTGCCTTTGTTTCTGCGTATATTTGCTTTTCACTTGCTCCACTTGCTCGAAGCATTGAAATTTTAAAATCGTTATTTTTAGATAAAAAGTTATTATTGTTTTCAAATGATTTAGCTTGGTTGTCTATCGCTTTTGACAATTGCATTGAAGCAACCTTCGCTTTTTCTTCCTCGCTTACTGCATTACTCGTTATTTTTGCAAACGCATAAATCGCTGCTCCTGCTGCTATAATTCCAGCTGTTATCAATACAATTGGATTGGCTAATAATGCAGCGTTCCAACTCCAAGTAGTAGCGGTGGCTTTTACATTTGCAACTGCCACCACCTCTGTAGTAGTAGCCTCTACAACATCGGCTGCTGCTTTCGCTTTCTTTGTGGCTGTTAGTATAGCATAAGCATCTGACATTGCAGCAACTGCACTCGTTACGCCTAATACCGCTTGTGCTGTTCCTATTACTTGATCTAGTGCTTTACTTTCAATACCTAAAGCCTTGAATCCATCACTAACACCGCTTAATGCAATAGCTGCTATCCCTGCGGTTTGTGTTAAACCTCTAAATTTTTCATCTGGATTGTATGAAGAAACTAAATCTTTCTGAAAACCTATCTCGTCTTTTAATTTAGCTACAGCTTTAGTAGCTGTAATCGCTTCTTTTGATGTAGAACCGTACTGAGCTGACAACTTTTGTTGTTCTAAAGTAGCTTCTCTTAACTGAACTTTTAGACTTTTAAAAGAGTTTTCTACCTTTGTATTTTCCTTTACAGTCTTATCTTGTGACTCTGTTGTTTTATCAATAGAGGCTGTTAATTTATCAACTTCTTTTGCGTTTTCGTCTGCATTATTTTCAAATGATAATCTAATCTTTTGTTCAATATCTTCGTTTGCCATTTTATTTATTTAGTAATGTTAATTGTGCTTTACCTGTTGTTATGTCAATATCTGCATCTAGTATAGTAAATAGAGTTTCGCCTACTATTATATCGTTTTGTAACCTAAAACCTGCGGGCGTTTCTCCCCCTCCTTGTATAGTTGTGGCTTCGTTTAGATAGATTTCATTACTTGGTAGGTTAAAAGTAAATTCATGGCTTAAAACGTTTATATCTAATAGCCTTGCAGTTTGTCTATCGTAACCTTTTAAGTATAAATTGATCGGATATTGGTTTAGATCATAATCTACTAAAACACTAAACCCAAAAGAATCACCCTCAATATTCCAAGGGGCAACTTTTATATGACTGTCTAATATTGCGTTAATAGCTAAACCCGAATTACTAGCACTTTTAAAACCAAAAGGATTTTGTAGCTGCTGGTTTCCATGAGAATAAAAAACTGTTAACTCTCCGAAGTTAGGCGTATATCTTGTTTCGCCTGTTTCTATTATTTCGG